AAATGGTATTATATTTTTTGGGGATCAATGGCAGTTGCCGTTGTTACTGGTCAGGTGTATATTGGTCTAGGTTATAAAGAAATGGCAAATGCCTTTAAATCAATTCAAATTCATGTAGGATGTTCACAATGAATGTAAAACTTATTAGACTGAATAGCGGTGAAGATGTTATCGCTGATTTGATTAGTCAATCTGATGAAGACCTTGTTATCTCAAATCCAATCGTTGCTGTTCCTTCTGGTAGGGGTGAACTGGGATTTGCACCATGGTCGCCTCTTCTCAGTAAAGATGTAAAAGAGATTACGATTAATAGGCATTACATCGTTTACATTTCTGAGACTCAAGATCAAATTGTTGAACAATACAATCAAATCTTTAGTCCTATTATCACACCTAACAAACAACTGTCCCTTTGATTTTTTTTATTTTATTATGAGTATTGATTTTTCTCGCGTTAATTTTGAAAGATTTTTTGGATGGGTAAATGCATCCAATACAAAACAAATGAAAAGTTCCTCCTTTAGGGGACTTCGCGCCCACTATACTGAGAAATCTTTTTGTAAGTGGTCTGATGATCAATTGACCCATGTGGGACTTTTTGATAATGGTAGAGATTTTATTATAAAAGAAACTGGCGAATCTGTTGAAATGAAAAGTCAACTTAGCATGTTTAAGACAAAGAAAGGTTATCATGGCGACTGCAAATCATTTGTACTGAAAAATTTTCATCCTTCTAACAAAGACAGGAAAAACTGGAAGAAAGAAGATTTAATTAAAACATTTGATTACTTGCTTTTAATTGATACGAAATCCATGTCTGTGGGTTATACTACCTGGGATAAAGTTTACGAATGTGTCGATGAGACTGCAAATGATCCCAAATGTATATTGAAGAAGGGTGATTATACTTTAATTGTTGACAACGTTACTCCTGCCGAAAAAGATTGTGATGTTGATGGTATGTTTTCTTCGATTGAGGAGCATCTTTGATGAAATCTCTTAAGACGCCTTTGAGGTATCCAGGTGGTAAGTCCCGTGCTTGCGTCAAGATGGATCCTTACTTTCCTGACCTTCGCAACTATGATGAATTCCGTGAACCATTTCTTGGGGGAGGAAGTGTTGCGATTTATATCACAAAAAAATATCCTTACCTAGATATTTGGGTGAACGATTTGTATGAACCCCTAGTAAATTTCTGGCAGCAACTCCAGATGTTTGGATATGAGATAAAAAGTGAACTTGTTGATCTGAAGAAAGCAAATAATACTCCAGACAAAGCAAGAGAACTTTTCCTCCAATCAAAGGAACGGATCAATGACAAAACCGTGTCAAATTTTGATCGTGCTGTGGATTTCTATGTTGTCAATAAATGTTCTTTTTCTGGTCTCACAGAGAGTTCATCATTTTCAGAACAAGCCTCCAATGCCAACTTTAGTTTGCGGGGCATCGAAAAATTGCCTGCGTATTCTGAATTAATCGCAAATTGGCGTATAACTAATTACTCCTACGATTATCTAATGGATGGAAACATGGGTGCTTTTATGTATCTCGATCCTCCTTATGATATTAAGGATAATCTCTATGGGCGTAAGGGATCAATGCACAAAGGATTTGATCACGATAAGTTTGCTGCTGACTGCGATGCTAATCCTATGGACCAAATGATTAGTTATAATTCGGATCAATTAGTAAAAGAAAGATTTAAAGGTTGGTTTGCAGCAGAATTTGATTTGACTTATACAATGCGTTCTGTTGGTGAATATATGCGTGAGCAAAAAACTAGAAAAGAATTGCTTTTGATGAATTATGAAATGTCAGGTAACCTTGTATAAGGCAGGAACTGTCTTTAAGGAAGAGGTGATTGCAAAGGATTATCAAGATGCGAGACAAGTTGCTCTTGCTCGTAATCCTGGTGCAAAAGTTGTTAGTGTAACGTTTGTATTTTAATAGGAGAATTGTTATGTTTAGTTATGACTATAGATTTACCCCACATATTAATCCTGGAATAATCGAATTTAAACTATACAAATACCATATGGATTTGTTGTGGTCGTATATTAAAAAATCCACAGTCAATGATGGTTGGGAAATTGATAAAGATAATAATGTTGTTAAAAGAGGACCTTATCAACAATGGTCTCTTTATGATACAACTAGACTTTTTGAGAATGAAGTATTAGTCCCTGCAGTTAATGCTTATATTGAACGTTGGGGATTTCCAATGACATGTAAATCTACACATTATCCAGTTCCTCGCCTTCATAGATTTTGGACTAGAATTTCAAAAGCTGGGGAGTATCAACCAATGCACTTTCATCAGTCTATTTGGAGTTTTATTATTTGGATGAAAATACCTTTTGAGCATCAAGATGAACAAACAGAAGAACTTACAGAGTTATATCCAGAATCTGGAAATATGACCATCTGTTATCTTGATTCTATTGGAAGACTTGCAAAACAACCCTTTAGGTTAGGTAAAGAATATGAAGGAACTATGCTTTTGTTTCCTGGAGATTTTAATCACATAGTTTATCCATTTCATACCAGTGATGAATATAGAATTAGTATTGCGGGGGATATTTCAGTTGATAGTATGCAAACTGCTGAACCGCTACCTGTAAATAGTTCTGGTGATTTTAAATATAGTAATTTTTACGATAATAATGAGGAAGTTTGAATGACTTACGAATATAGTTACACTGATCACATCAATCCTGGAATACTTAGTTTTAAACTAAGTAAGGAAGATATGGATATGATTTGGGGTTATATTAAAAAATCTGCATATAAAGGATGGACATTTGATGAGAATAATAAAGTCATTACAAATGCAAAACATCAACAGTGGTCTCTATATGATACCACTAGAAAATTTGAACATGAAATTTTAATTCCTGCAGTAAATTCATATGTTGATAAGTGGGGATACCCAATTAATATAAAAAATACACATTGGCCTATTCCAGAATTTAATAGATTTTGGTGTAGATTTTCAAATTCTAGTGAATATCAAAGTCTTCATGATCACCAAGCTGTTTGGAGTTTTGTAATTTGGATGAATATTCCAACCTCTTGGGAAGACGAGCAAGAAGGAAAACTTGGAGAATCTCATCCATGTGCATCTAATTTTTGTTTTTGTTATACTGATTCTGTTGGTCGTATAAGACAACAAACCTATAAATTAGATAGAAGTGGTGAAGGAACCATGCTACTTTTTCCAAGTGACTTTTTACACCAAGTATATCCTCATTTTACATCTAAAGAGTTTAGAGTAAGTGTCGCTGGCGATGTTGCAATATCTAGCATGATGCATTTGGAACAAATTCCAACCATGACCCCAGCAGACCTTGAAGCAAGAAACTTTATTGATATTGTGCGAGATGACTGAATTAAAAGATTGGTTGAATTCAATTAATAATACAAAAGATAATTTAGTGTCTGATGATCCAACTTTAATTAAAAGTTATCCACCCTATATTATTAATAGGTGTTTATCATCACATATTGATGCGATCCTCTTTGCGAATGAGATGAATAAAAATCATCACCTTGATAAAGAACTGCAATATTCTTTTTATCTAAATAGTTTGAGGAAAAAGAAGAGATTCTCTCCTTGGCTCCGAAAGGATAAAGTTAACGACCTTGATATTGTAAAACAATACTATAATTATAGTAATGACAAAGCAATGCAAGCACTGAAGATTTTATCTAGAGAACAACTGGATTTTATTAAACAAAGACTTGATACTGGTGGAACAAACAAATGACTAATAATACTATTGAACCTCAGGTTAATTGGACACCTAATATGATGGTGGAGGTCGTTCTAAATGAACCTGATGATTTTCTTAAAGTTCGTGAAACTTTAACTCGCATCGGAGTTGCATCGCGCAAGGAAAAAAAACTCTATCAATCTTGCCACATTCTTCACAAGCAAGGTAGATATTATATTACTCACTTTAAAGAACTGTTTGCTCTGGATGGTAAACATGCAAACCTTACTGTGAATGATATTCAGAGAAGAAATAGAATTGCAAGACTTCTTTCAGACTGGGGTCTGATTAGTGTTGTGAATGGAGATTCTATTAGCGACATCGCACCTTTGAATCAAATTAAAGTTCTCTCTTACAAGGACAAGGGGGATTGGATCTTAGAGCAAAAATATAATATTGGATCTAAGAAAAAACCATCTGTCGATGAATGATTCTGGAGGGGTTGACACCCCTCTTTTTTTGTGGTATGATAAATGAATCGATATAAAACTTTTGTTTAAATGTCGATAAAAAGCAAACTTGCTATTTTTCAATCATGTCTCAAATCATTTCTTTTTACACGAATAGTGTAACAAATTGGAGTGCAGTGCTATCTAACTCCACCTTTAAATCTCTAGAACCTCCAGTATTTGCTTGTGCAGATTATATCCAGATTGAAGTAAAAAACTGGATTGATCTTAATATTCAACAACCAACAAACAAAGCACGATCTGGCGGTGTTGATACAAATAACATTAATGGACTAATTCCCGAACTTCAGTCTGGATATCGTGTTACGGAACTTCCACCAATTTTAATGATTCTTCCAAATGGAGATCAAGAAGTTTGGGATGGATACAATCGGTATAACGCATGTTATGAACTTGGAATTCCTGACTATCCGTTTTTAGTTTATCGTTTAAAAGAAGATTGGGTAACTTCTTTGGAAGATGCCTATGATATTGTCGCTCTTGGTGCTAATAATCATAGAGTAGCGAAACGTCATACAATTAACGATTTTGTGAATCGTGGTGTTTGTTATTGCAAGCGTCATGGTAGTAACCTTTCAAAAAATGAAATCAAAACCTGGGTGGATTCTATCAGCAATACATTTACACCTAAGCAAATAAGTGATATTGTTGACAAAGTTTATCAACAAACTACTATTGCTGTGAACATTGCTCCATATGTTCACCCTAAAAATGCTCAACAAAAAGTATCTGAAATTGTTCAGACTGGATCTTCTATAAACCCAGTAATTATTTGTTGTAAAGAAGATACTTATATTGAACGCGGATTTCTTCAGATTATGAAAAATCTCGTTGAAAATGGTATTTCCGAAACTGATGTTGTAACTTACACCAAAGGATGTGAAACTGCGGAAGAAGTGGTAAAGCAACGTCAATCGGCCGTTGAATACTTAAAAAAACTCGATGCACTTGTTATACAGTATGTTACAAAAAGATTTACTTCACAATTGCCATCTTATACAATTTCAGGATCTCTTCCACAACTTATTGGAATCGAAGATCCTCAATCTTTAGTTAATTCTGAAAATGAGTAAAACCGAATAAAAAGGTGCGGGGAATAACACCCCGCTTTTTTATGCTTTCTTGTATAATTAATAATGGATGCCGAAAGGGTCCACAAAACACAAACTCGCTTTTAAAGGAGCTACCATAATGACTAACCTTGCAACCTCACGGTTTACAACTGCGGATCTTCCTGCCTTGATGGATAGGATTACTCGCAATAGTATTGGAATGGATGAATATCTTGATCGATTTTTTAATATCCATGAAACAACTTCAAATTATCCCCCATATAATCTTGTTCAAGTTAGTAACGTAGAATCACGACTTGAACTTGCACTTGCTGGATTTAAAAAGGAGGAAGTACATGTATACACAGAGTATGGAAAACTTTTTGTCGAAGGGCAAAGGGAAGACAAGGAATCTGATACCAACTACGTCCATAAGGGACTGGCGCAACGATCCTTCAAAAGGGCATGGGCACTATCCGACGACACGGAAGTGCGGGAAGTGGCATTTGAGGATGGACTGTTAACAGTTAGACTTGGTAAGATTGTTCCTGAACATCATACTCGTAAAGATTATCTATAAATATAATTGAATATCGTCGGCGCAAGGGTGGGGTCTGGCAAATATCAGATCTTGCCCCATTTTCTTTTTTGTGCTAATATTTAAATAAAGTTTTATCAAAATTATGGCAATTAAATTAGCTGTTGTAAAAACAGGAGAACAGATTGTTACCAAAGTTGAGGAAATGCTTCTTGAAGATAAAGTAGTTGGATACTTCTTTATCAAACCTTGTTTGGTTGAAACCAGTGATCCAAAAGTTAATGAGGAAACTGGTAAGGCATCCTTTGACATTAAATTGAGTCCATGGATTCCACTGGGCAAGGGGATTAGATTCCCAGTTCCTCTTGACTGGATCGTTACTTTTATTGATCCAGTGGATGAACTGTATAAAATGTATACTGTAGATATTCTTAGAGAAACTGAAGAAACTCAAGAACAATCTATTATTTTAACCGATTCATGTGAGGATTGCTGATATGGCAAAAGATGCAAAGGTAATTATTTTCCAATCTGGAGGAACTTTAATTTCTCAAATTGAAGAACTAGAATCTGCAGATCTTGGAGAACCAGATTGCAAACTTATAGAACCATTTAATATTGTTTCTGATGGAACGTTGCAACCTTGGTTAGGAGAACTGACCAAGCAGAATGAGTTCATAATTCATTCCGACAAAATCTTGACGATTGCCGAACCCAATGCTAGAATCAAAGAACTATATGAAAGCTTGACTAAGTAATGAGGTTTTATACCAACGTCCAAATGGTCGGGGATCAATTTCTCGTAAGAGGATATGAAGATGGAAAACACTTCATGACTCGTGAGAAGTTCACCCCGACCCTTTTTGTTACTGCAAATAAAAAAACAAATTATAAAACTTTATCTGGGGAATATGTAGATGCTATTAAACCTGGATTTGTAAGAGAATGTAGGGAGTTCATAAAAAAATATGAAGGTGTAGATGGATTTAAAGTCTACGGGAATGAAAGATATATCTACCAATACATATCAGACAAGTATCCACAATCTGAAATTAAATTTGATATTAGTAAAATTAAACTGTTTACGATTGATATTGAGGTTGCATCTGAGAACGGATTTCCAGATGTAGAAAATGCAGCAGAAGAAGTTTTACTTATCACAATTCAAGATTATACAACAAAAGAGATCATCACCTGGGGTCAAGGACCATTTAAGTTGAATAAGGGTAATCTTTATTACAAGAGATTTAATAATGAATATGATCTTTTGAACGACTTTATCAATTGGTGGATGGAAAATACTCCAGAAGTTATTACTGGATGGAATAGTAAGTTGTATGACATTCCATATATTGTCCGTCGATTAGATAGAGT